CTCTTCGATTCGAAGAAACATGCCAAATTGGCATTAGTATCTCTGTATACTAGACTCTTAACGTTAGAGTATTCGGATACAAATGGTATCCTGACATCGAGAAATGTTCCCCATGCCTCGAGAGAAATAATCTCTGTCCTTCCAAAGGACTCACGTGCCTTTTTCATTAAACACGTGATCGGTGACTACCGATGCAAGTCTGACTTGCTTATTGAAAATTCAATGGATTCTAAATTAAATCCTATCTATCAAACATATGATAGGGCATTATTTGCCTGGCGTGCGTTTGGCACGACTGTGTTAACAAACACCAAACTGACAGCGCATGCGCTTAAGTTCGACCAGGATTTACTGGAAGCCGGAATCCGGTTTAAGAAGTGGTTTTTCCACCTTTGCTTTTCGAAATTCGAAACCAAGGAGGGTCCGTTCTGGCCCGGCCTCGATGGGGCGATAACTTTATTGAAAAAGTTAGGTGCGTGGATCACCTACTACGGTTCCTTCTCTGCCGAAACAGAGAAGCCGAGAACTGTAGATGCACTCCCTGGTGCATATATCGACAGGCAAGAACTAACCTGGTTCGATGGAACTCTAAAAGAGTTTCGACGCCCTTGGCTTTTAAAGCCAAGCGTTGATAACGTTCATGCGTTGGCCACAATGGCCAGCTTTACTAGGGCACTTCCACCTGCTTCAAAAGCAGTGGCCTTAGATTCAGCAAAGACTACATATAGTCTTTTAACAAGCCAGCCCGCGGTAACACCTACGCCGCGGATACTGGAATTGTTTCGAGTAGCAACTCTTCGAGTCACCTCGAAAATGGCAAAGAGTCCAACAGTAACCCACTGTAGTATCAATGCCTCCGCTTGCTTTGAGCGGACCACCGAAGAAGGTGGGACGGCAAGTTTTGTCGTCGAGAAGGTCACGAATCTCCTCAACATGTCTGTAGACGACATGGTGGAACAAATGATCCACATCCCCTCGGGGTGTTACGACCCTTTCGGTCGTCAGGTACTAGGAAAAACGGTACCTTGGGTAACTTGGAGGCGTAGGTTGCATCCCAATTTCCCTGGTCTATTAGACCCCTTGCCAACGGCGCAAGGCTTTCGAAGACCATTAGTCTTCGGCCATATGGCCTACCGCGCAGAATGGTTGGATCCGAGGGTGAATGGAGGAGTTCAATGGAACCTCCCGAATCTCTCGCCATTCGGCGGACTCTCGTATAATCGAGAGGTCATTGAATTGTTCAACAATGACAATGCAGCGTTTCTGAATGAAACGTTGGGTGATATTATCACATTGTGGGCTTTTTCGGAAGCACTACAATATGGCCACTTTGTGGACGAGCAAGGAAGAACGTGTGACACCGTCTTCCCCAATCTAGCATTATTTGCTGATCCCGGTTACAAGATCTGGGTTCAGGACAAACCTGTCCCCGCCAGCTTTATGGCGTTGGAAGAACCTGGCTGGAAAGCAAGGTGCCTTACAAAAAATAAAGCTTTCGTAGTAATACTACAGGCTCTTTTACGCCACCCGGTCGCAGAATCCATTGGGTCAGATGGACGCTGTGGTCTTGGCTTAAAGAGCTCCCACATTCTGTGGGACTTTCTCAAACTTGTCAAAGGGAAAAAGTTCAATAAGAACTGGTACTTTGTTAGTACCGATCTTAAGTCTGCTACAGACTTGATACCTCACGAATTGTTACGCGTGATGTGGTCAGCGGCTTTGCCGCAAATGGGGATCAAAAAAGGGCACCCACTCTTCACATTGAAGAACTTAGTTATGATGGATCACCAACTAAGATGGCGTACTTCGCCTGACGAAACTTTGTCTCGACAACATCGTTGTGGTTCATTTATGGGTGAACCAATGTCCTTTATGGGACTTTCACTTTACAACTTATGTGTTGGTGAAATAGCTGCATACAGCTTACTTAATAAAGTACCTGTTGAACAAATCAACATTGAGAAATTCCTCAACGCTGGACCCCAACCAGCTGACTATGTCTGCATAGTAGGCGATGACCGGTTGTCACTTACCGACCGCCAAGGGATGTTTCCCGTAGTGAATACACTATACCGCTTGACCAACGGTTCCCCATCTCCGGGGAAGAACACTGTTAGCAGTGTTCACGGCACACTTGCCGAAAACCATGTGTTTTTAGATAATCGAGGACACCTGATCTACCTCGATACAATCAAAGCAAAATTGCTTACACCGTCTACGCGGTTTCATTCTGATAACAGAACATCCCTAATAGGGAAAGGGGCTAGCCTTTGGCAGTCTCTTGAGTGGTTTGATACCACATGTCCAGTGTCCGGTTCGGCCGCAGCAAACAACGCTAGACTTTTGTATGTCAAAATGATGACATCGGGATTCTATCCCAAGGATATTCGGCTCGCCCTAACTTTGCCTATTATCCTTCCAACATCGTTGGGTGGGGTTAATTTCCCTGTTGATTTTAAATCATCTTGCAAATATTTTGCAAAGGAATTAAACCTTCTGTGGTGGCTCGTGACTCAGGCCCCCATCGAAGTATTCCTAGAATACGCTATGCGTATTAGAGATATATCCTCTAAAACGAAGAGAGCACTTCCCTCTCAACCGTTTTCCAAAATTTGGAAAGACACTATGTCTAACCTTGTCGAAGAACAAGGTCTCACCATGCGTGAGGTGTTTGACCCAGCTGATCAAACAGGACTCTTTACTTTAAAGTCCGTGTTACAACACATTAGGGAGAATAACCTCCCTGTGCCCATTTCGAAAATTACGAATGAGCCGCAAGTCAACATGACAGTTGACTATGTTTATAAACATTATGGCTATTTGCCAATCGAGTCATTAATCGATCTTTGGGAAAGACAGGGTACTTTCACCAAGGCCTTCACTGAAGGCGTCCAGAAACAGGAGAAACTCTCCTTTCACAAGTATGTGAAAAACTTAGATAAGTTTTGGCAATGTGCCAAAGTAGATTTATCGCATGTTCAGGTGGAAGAACATCGATTTGCTACGCTGGATGATATCCATTGGAGGTTCACGCAAAGAATGCGCACCTTCATCCACCAAGATAAATGTGGTGGCGGAAAAATTTCTTCCGGGGCAACCTTATTTGTAAGGTTGCTAAGACGTGATGGCGTCACTCACACCGAACAGGGGTGGTCCGATATTCGTGACAGGTCCATACAGGCCTACGTCTCTCGAGTCAAAGCAGAGAGAGAAGAGGAATTTCCTCTTGACGGTTCAGTAGCAGCCTCAGCTGCGAACCGAGCAGAAATTCTGTCGTTTTAAAACGTGACTAAACTCGCGAG